TTGTTTGCCATTTCTAAAAGCGTTTTAATATCTTGGCGAAGTGCATGGACTTCAGCTTGTAAAGACTCAACTTGAGCTTCCAACTTTCCAAATTCTCTTGGATCAATTTCCGACATTTTCAACCTCTTTTTTAGGTCTACCAACTTTAGGCTTGTCTTCTACTTTTTTTGGAGTTTCCTCAACAAGAACGTATCCTTGATGACCCTTCATGCTATCAATATCATGTTGATAGGTGAAAGTTACTGTGTTACCCGATTGTAAACAACGAAAAGTAGCCATAAAAACTCCAAAAAAAGGGGGGAATTAACCCCCTTTTATTAAACTGCACGACCAATAATTAAGGTCAATGTAGTTGATGCCAAGTCTACAGAACCTGCTGTAGGGTTATAAGTCACGATAGTAACTGTATTAGCGGCTGAAACATAGGCTCTACGAACCAAACCTGCCTCAGAAACGCCAACAGACATACCAATAACTATGTCACCCAAAGCAACGCCTGGAACTGTAACTGTATCTGTAGCGGTTGCAGTAGTAGCTACTGATCCGCTATCAAGAGTGCATGAAACTTCCCAAGTGTCTGCAAACAAACCACGGAATTGGTCATTGCCCCTGCGGGAAACAACTGCTGTTGCTGCTGCCATAATAAATCTCCTTAATGTAAAAAACCCCCCACCCGAAGGTGAGGGGAAAGGTTGTATCGATTAAGAAGGAACAACCAAGGCAAACATGGAAGAAGAAGTAGCTGCACCAACAGTAGCAGCGCTCTTCAAAGCGGCAACACCATACAAAGTGTCAGAAGTAAACAAAGTAGCAAGGTACTCTTGTTTGTACTGAACTTGTGAACGGATACCAACTTGCTCAACCAGAACCATAGAGTCCTTGTGACCCATCAAGCAGACACGAGCAATCGCAGAACCACTTGCTGGGAACGCTTCTGTTGCAGATGCAGAGTCAGCGTTGCTAGAAGTGAACACGGGGATACCATAAAGGTTGCCGATTTCACCATTGCGGATAGCGTTGCCATCACCCACAAAAGCCTGCTCAGTGTAACGGGCAAGACCCATCAACGTATTGCGGCTTGAAGGAGGAATGATGAAGAAGCGACCATCCATAGGAGTGTCGTTGTCATCCAAACGCTGAATAGTACGACGAATAGCCGAATCAGTCAGAGCAGAAGCGTTACCAGTGTTGGTGTTAGCTGTGTAGTCGAAGGTTGTTGTACCATCGCCACCAACGAAACCACCTGTGTAACGTGCGCTACCAGCAGTACCGCCATTAGCTGAACGACCCAATTGGATCAAATCGCTATCGACTTGTTTTGCCAAAGCATAACCAGCGTCAGAAGTGTAGAAGTTACGCATTGAGTTCAATGCTTGTGCTTCGACAATATCTTCGATCAAACGGCTATATTCATAGTGCTTGTTAATGGATACTTGAACTTCAGAAGCGGTATCAACGATCAGGGTAACTGCGTCAGTTTTGCCCTTCAAAGAAGCGTTGCCACGACCAGGAGCCGGAATGTGAACTACGTCACCCTTCTTGCCCTTGAAGTTCATCTTCATAACCAAGTTTGCTAGAACAAGGTTCTTCTTGTAACTAGCAACAATTTCATCACTCCAAATTTCAGGAATGAACGTAGCTGCTGTGGTTACTGTGGTTGCATTGTTAGGTGCGAATGCTGTATTAGCCATAATTAAATCTCCAAATAGTTAAATTTTACCTGACCCGACCTTCTTGATACGCTACCATGATTTCATCAGATAACGCTTCATAGCGGTTAGGGTCTTGCATTTTCAGCCGAATAAGGTCAGCCCTTCGATAAACTTTCTTTGATGATTCACCAGAACCACCTGTATCAACTCCAACAGCTTTAAGAGTTTGCTTTCGTGATGCTTCTCCCGCATCGCTCATTTGCTTACTCTTAACTCCACGAAGTTGCTTGTAGGTAGATAGCAATTCATTGGCTGAGTCGAAATCATATCCAGAATCGGCTTGCTCAAAAATCTTGATGCGAACAGGGCTAGACTTCACCCAATTTGCAAAATCCTGATCTTTAGCGATTTCGCCAAAGTCGGGATGTTCTTGCGCTAACCTTTGCTGAATCTGTGACCTTTTCATTTCTAGCGTTACTTGTCGTGCCGCTAGGATGTCAGGGTGATTATCAACTGTCCTCTGAACTGCCTTCTGTGGATTCTCAAAGAAATCTACTTCAGGCTCTTCCTGTTTAGTCTGTTGCTGTCTAGACCCAAGGTTCTGCTTAATAAGTTCATCAGCTAACTTACGGACTTCGCCTACTTCTTGTGCTTGCTTTCCAATTAGCTTTTCAGCCTCTTGGTGCATCTTCACAATATCGTCTAAACTTTTGTCCCTGTATTTCTCAGGAAGTTCAGCCTTTTGCTCAATCTTCTGTTGCTCAATCTCTAACTCACCAAACTCTTCTTTGTCGTTGTCAATCAACATACTTCTTTCCTTTTCCTGCCGCTATCGGTTGTAGGAGATTCAACTCGGCATAATTGCTTATGAGTTGAGTTTGCGCTCAGATTTCAACTTATCTTGATGGCTTTTATCAAACTTGGCGTGAGCCGTTGGGAATGAACCAGACCATCCTTCAAGCCTAAAATAAGGCGCAGATAAAGTGCGATGAGATTCCTCACCACACTCACACATAAGACTCGTTGTCTCATAAACAACAAGTCTCGACGTTTTATGCCCATTTACACAGGCAAATTCATACATTCTTTTCATTTAAGTCCTCAAATGCTCTTTCGCTGACTTGTTTCAAGTTTTTCAGCCAAATAAGGATTGAATACTCACCTTTTCTGAATTGTAGACTTTTTTCGTCTGCAATTGTTGAAATATTATTCAAAGGTTCAATCATTTTGTCAACATCTTCCATCAATTCTCTCCACCCTTGAGTGGACATCATGGAAAAACGCTCTTCGTAGTACTTCTGAAGTTCTGGATTCATTGTCTAGTCATCTGCTTTTCAACAATCTTAGCCTTGTTCTGAATGTCCGCTTCTTTAAGCATCAATTCAGCAACTTTGACACGCTTATCAAACTCTCGTGAAGCCAAAGCATCGTCAGTAGGTAGATTCTTGGTGTTAGCCGCCATGCTCTTTGCTTGCAACTCAATAGGCATCAATTGCGCTTCAGTCAATAACTTTTGCGCTTCAGCCTTATTCTGCTCTGCTTGAGTAGTTTGGACAGCAATCTGTGCTTGAGCCAGTTGCATAGCCAATTGTTGTTGCATCTGAGCCGCTTGTTGAGCCTGTGGATCAGCCGTAGCCATCTTATCCAACATAGCAATTAACTCAAATCTGTTTGACAGAGAAGAATTAGCCATGATGCCCTTCAAAATGATAGGCAAAACAGGAGTATTAGGGCCAAGAGTCTGCAAAAGGGCGATAAATTGTTGTTGCTCATGCTCTCTAGCAATGATACCGAGTGCTGCCGTAGGAATGAACTTCATGTCCACAGTAGGATAACGCTCTGGATCGAACTGCATATAGCGGTAGGCGGCTTTGGTAATGAAGGGGATCATGAAATCCTCTTGGAAATTCACCAAGGTACGCTTGTATTTCTTGATAATTGAGGCAGTAGCCATCGAAATACCGCCCTGACCCGCATCTCTGGAGACAGCAGTAACCATTCCCTGTGAATCTAAAGTGCCTGTTGCCATCAAAAGCATACGCTCAAACTCTTTGGCAGTTGTCAGGTTAGAACCATCCGTATTGCCGAACTTGAACGGGAACAGAATCTCATTGGGATTGCCGTTTGTCAGGATAGCTTTACCTGGCTTTACTTCAAACTTAGCACCCCTTGGTAGGCGAGTAGCATCCATAGCCATCATTGGGCTAGTTGTGAGAGCTAGTGAATCTAAGTGTGAACGAACTTGGGCATCTATAGCTTTTTGTGAGTTGTAGGCCTTCTCAACAGTACCACGACCCAACAAACGATTAGGAACTGTATCGTCCTGATAAGCAAGGATTGGGCGGTCTTTCATCATGTATGGGTTCTTTTCAGCCTTCAGAAGAACACCATCATTGGCAATCACTACGATAGCTTCAACCAGATCGGAATACTCATCTTGTAGAGAGTCTTCAGGGAATAAGTCTTCTACTTCAGCACCATCTTCTTCTAGTTCTTCAAGATACTCTCTAGGAACTAAACCATAGTAAGTCAAAAGTTTAACTTTATCGTCTTCGTACTGAGTAATCTCTTGGGTAGGCTCTAAGTCTGTATCCATCGAGTCAGTACCGACTTTTACCTTGCGGTAGATGCCTTCTTCTTGACCTTTAACGACCTTGTGGATAGAGACATACTTCTCAATAGCCACGCCCATACAGTCATCAATAGATGTTCCATTAGGGTCAAACAAGAAGTTACGGGGGTTAACAGGAACAATCTTGACTGCAATGCGGTCTTGCTCTACTACACCGATAGCGGCTTGTCCCATCTGACCAGGTATTGCCTGAGTAGCGGGGACAAAAACTTTTTCTGTTTTGACAACAATCTCACCGATACCCGTACCATAGAGTTCAGCAAGGAGTTCAATCTGGTCAATAGACTTGCGAATCTTATCGACTTTGAAGTCTTCCATGAGTTGTGCTTTGATGGCAGCAACATCTAAGGGGCTACCATTGACATCACGAATATCGTCTTGAATGTCAAAGAATTCACCCTGACCAAAGATGGCTTCCATGATCTCGGCATGGCGTGTCTCTACAGCTTGTTGGGTAGCGGGGGTAACGATACGGCTACGCTCGGACTCACGGGTTTTGTCTTGGACATCCCACTCGCCATTGAAGATGCGCTCATACTCTAGCCAATCAGTCAAGAAGTTGGTGTCTCGGTAGTCCCTCCATCGATCACAATGGTTGACAACAAAGGCGGTAAGTTCTTTGTCTGAGTCGCTAGGTTCTTGGAATTCCATTCTTATACCCCACTAATAATATCTACTGGTTGCCAATCCTCGCTATCATCTTCTTCCATGTAAGATGTAACAGCCAGTTGGTCAATGTAACTGAGGGAGTCAGGCAAGTCATCATGGACTCCTTGAGCAGGGAACAGGATTAACTGGTCTACAAACTCATCCCAATCTTCTTCCGAATTTAACACAATTCTGCCATGCTCGAACCTACCTTGTAAAGCCCAGATGATTCTGTCTGCTTTTTTTCTATTCCCGTG